CAGAATAGTAAAAGAATTAATCAACACATTAAATCCTGAAGAAATAGATCAACAATGGTTGTTAGATACAACAGAAAAGTTTTGTAAAGATCGTGCTGTTCACAATGCAGTATTAGACGGTATAAAAATTTTAGATGGTAAGTCTAAAGACAAAACACCAGAGGCAATACCTAGTATTCTTGCAGACGCATTAGCAGTTAGTTTTGATAATCATATAGGGCACGATTATATAGAAGACGCAGACGACAGATTTAAATTTTATCACACAAAAGAGAAGAAGTATCAATTTGATTTATCTTACTTCAACAGAATTACAAAAGGTGGTGTACCAAGTAAAACATTAAACATTGCTCTTGCAGGTACAGGTGTAGGTAAGTCTTTGTTTATGTGTCATTGTGCTAGTGCTTATTTGGCACAAGGTTTAAATGTATTGTATATTACTTTAGAAATGGCTGAAGAAAGAATTGCTGAAAGAATTGACGCAAACTTATTAGATGTATCTATGGATGATCTACACGCTCTACCAAAAGACTTGTATGATTCTAAAATATTAAAAGTAAAAAACAGATCAACTGGTAAATTAATTATCAAAGAATATCCAACTGCGTCTGCTCACGCAGGTCATTTCAGATCATTGTTTAATGAACTATCATTAAAGAAAAGTTTTAGACCAGATGTTGTATTCATAGATTATCTTAACATATGTACTAGTGCTAGATTTAAAGGTGGTAATGTAGGATCATATTTCTTTATCAAGGCAATTGCTGAAGAATTAAGAGGTCTTGCTGTTGAGTTTAATGTACCAATCTTTAGTGCAACACAAACAACTAGAACTGGTTATGTATCAACTGATATTGGTTTAGAAGATACGGCAGAGTCTTTTGGTTTGCCTGCAACTGCTGACTTTATGTTTGCTTTACAATCAAATGAAGAACTAGAACAACTAGGTCAAATGAAAGTTAAACAATTAAAGAATAGATATAATGATCCTGGTATTAATAGATCATTTATTATAGGTGTAGATAGAGCAAAAATGAAACTCTATGATGTAGAAAATACAGCACAAAACATAGTAGATAAAGGAACACAACCTGAACTTGTAGTAGAGAATCCTTACGACAAATTTTCAGATTTTAAAGTATGATAAAGAAAACATTATTTACAATAGACTACCACGAGTTTCCTAATTTTTTAAATGATGAGGATATAAATGCTGTTATAAAAAGTTTATACAAAGGTAAATTAAGAGAGTATGATTATATTGAAGGCAAAGCATATACTACAATGGGCGAAAACGAAGCAGAAACTTTAGATTATCATCCTGATATAGCAAAAAGAATTGAGGAAAATTGTTTTGTAAAAAATCAAAGAGTATCACAATCTTGGTGTACGATACAAGGACCTGATAGTAAACTTAAATATCATAAACATCCTCAATCAATTATATCAGGTATAATATATTTAAAAGTAGATGATAATAGTAGCAAATTAGTATTTCAAAATCCTACTTCTATGGAAGGTGAAACAAAAGAGATTACTCCTACAAAAGGATTAATGTTAATGTGGCCGAGTTTCCTAATGCACGGCTCAGGAACAACTATAAACAAAAGTGAAGAAAGAATAATATTAGGATTTAATACCTATTGGAAATAATATGCCTAAAAAACAAAAAGTAAGGTTTCATAAAGGCGATAGAAAACCTAAATCAGATAAAGAGTACAACGATCTATCTTACAAAGTAAAGATGAAAAAGAAAGGTCGTAAGATACTATGGCAAGTAGTAGAACAACCGACAAAGAATACTATTGCTGAATACTTTTTTGAAGAAGACGCACAGAAACTAGCAGACTTTCAGAATAAGAATCAAGTCTGGAAACTCTCTGGTGGTATACCTAAAATGTTCTGGATCAAGGCTTGACAACCTCTTATAAATATGTTATAGAGAGAGAACTATGGCATTATTTAGCAAGGCAGATTTACCTAAATCAAAATATATCATATCCATCGTTGCCAAAATTAAAAAAGGCACAAAAATTAAAGTAAAAGATGGCAAGTCTTATTCATTTAAAAAGACTAAAGATATTGATATGTTAGAAAAAGTACAATCAAATTTTCAAAAGTATAGTAAAATACTTTATCCTAACAATAGGTACGCTCCTATATTTGTTGATGGTAAAAACTATTTTACATTTACAGATATTGATAAAGCACCATTTTCAGGTATGGGTGGTCAATCAAGGAATGCTTTAGGTAAAAAACTAGCAGACGCAGGCGAATTAGCTACCGTAATGTCTTTACGAAAAGATATTGGAAATGCTAAAGATACAGGACAATCTATATTCAAAGATAATCCAGACGCTTTTGCTGATTGGTATAATACATTTCAATACACACGCCCAGCAGTTAAAAAGATTGTAGGGTCTTTAAATAATTTTGATATTATCCACGACGCTACCGATAAATCAAATTTCGGAACTACTATTAAAGCATTTTTAAATAAAGCAAATATATCAAAACAAGATTCTTGGAATCCAGCAGATGTTTATATAATTAGTAAAAATGCAAGAGTGAAAATAATTAATGATTTTAAAAAAATAATAGATACTTATTCTGTTTCAGATGGACTAATTAATATGTTTAACGATAAATTGTATAAACTCTATAAGAAGAAAGTGCTTTATCCTATTTCTCTTAAACAATTGATTTCAGAAAAAGCAAATGTAGATTATACAAATGTACCAGGTCAAACTAAAGTGTCAGATTACGATATTGAAATAGCAAAATTTAATTGTAATTTAACTCCTGAAGGTAAAGAAATAGGTTTGTTTACCTTTAATAATAAAGACACAAAAAAACAAATTAATTTACAAGTTAGAGGATTTCCTCACGGTTATGGTACTGCACAAACTGAAATAACATCCGATGGTACACCGACAGGAGGTCGTTTAGGAAAAATTCCTACAAAGGTAGTAGATAGTGTTATGAGTCAATACAAGGATGCTAGAATTAGTAGTATAAGATATTTTGGTGCAGGTAAACCATTTTCAGATTTTGATGAAAATAAATGTAAAGAAACTTATAAGATGTATGAAACCGTTATTAAAGACTCAAAAGTTTTTAATGAAAAAAAATTAAGTTATAAAGAGTTTGTTAAAATAATTGATGTTGCAAAAGCAAATATGGATGTTGCTGAAAATATGGTTATGAAAATTCAAGGTTTAAAAATAATGTGCTTTTTTATAAAAAACAAAAAAGACTTATCTAGTATTATGAATAAGATGATAAACGGTGCTAAAAAAATAGATGATTCTAACGGTTTCTTTATTAAGATATACTAGAGATAAAGTATTATAAATAGTATTAGTTGATTTATATGGAAAATGTGATTATTATATTAATGGAACAAATTGGAGAGAGATGTTTAGTTTTAAAGGTTTTATTACCACAGAAAAGAATACGCATTTAGAACACCTAGAAGACGATATAATTAATCGTGGTTCAGATGGTGGTCGTAATGCAGTTAGTTTTTTAAAGTCAGTTAGAAATATGTTAGCTGGTTCTGCTAGCGGACGAGTTAATATGTCTGTTAAATGGGACGGCGCTCCTGCTATTGTTGCAGGTAGAAATCCTGAGAACGGCAAATTCTTTGTCGGCACAAAATCAGTCTTCAATAAAACACCTAAAATCAATTACACACCTGGCGATATTGCAAGGAATCACTCTGGTCCTGTTGCAGATAAATTAAGAGTATGTTTAAAAGAATTAAAAAGATTAGGTATTACAGGTATCTATCAAGGTGATTTATTATTTACAAGAGGAGATACTAAATTAGTAAACATAGATGGTGAAAGAATGATAACTTTTACACCTAATACTATTACATATGCAGTACCATTATCATCTACTTTAGGTAGAAAAATTAGTAGAGCAAGATTAGGTATTGTATTTCATACATACTACACAGGCAAAACTATGTCATCTTTAACTGCTGGGTTTGGTACAGTAAGTGGTAGAACAGGATCATCAGCAGTATATTTAGCGAGTGCAGGTTATACTGATACATCTGGTTCATCTACATTTACAAGAGGAGAACTTGCTAGATTTGATGGACTAATAAGAATGGCACAAGGTTCTTTAGCAAAGGCAGCACCTTTATTAAATGTTATGAAATCAAATGATCCTCTATCAGTAGGGTTTAGATTAAAGTCATTTTTTAATTACTACATAAAAAATAGTCAAGGTTCTTCTATGGCAAAAGTTAAAACTCTACAAGATATGTTTAGAGAATATTACGATCAAATTTTAACAGCAGAAATTTCTGATAGAAAAACACCTAAAGGTAAAGATAGATTTATTAAAGCAAAAAGAGATGGTCTACAATTTATAGATAAAAATAGAAGTGCTTTATATTTTGCTATTGCCTCTCACGTAAGTTTAGGTAATGCAAAGAACTTTCTTATACA